GGGGTGTACCATATGATTTACCTGTTTCAATTGGATCATTTCCTTCCTCTTGAATTTGATTTAATCTAAAGTTACGTTTAGCATCTTCTCTAGTTAATTCTCTATATTCATCATATTGATCTTCACTTAAATTGTAGATATTATCATAAATCCAATCAGTAGGTACTAATTTTTGATCAAGTAGCGCCTGAGATAATTCAGCTTTAGATTTTAACAATTCAACTTTTTCTTGTTCAAATATAATAGATGGAGTAGTTAATGTAATTTCAAAATTAGTTAAACTTTCATTAGTATACCCTTGTGTATATAAATGAACTAAAGCTATTTTATTTAATTCTGATAACATAATACGTTGGATACGTTCTACTGTACGAGCAAATCTAATATCCTCAGCAGCTAATGTAGCTTTACCTTCAATATCTTCTTCATACCCCATAAATGCCTTTGGTACTTTAAGAGCAGCAAATAATTTTTCTCTTAAGTATTCTACATCTCTAATACCATCATAATCTAATCCTTTAGTAGTGTCAATACGAGTTGATGTATCATTTCCACGAACTGGGATGTAAAAATCTTCCATCATGTTTTGCATGTTGTACTTTAAGTTATATTCACCTGTTTTTTGGTCAATATAAGGAGTACGTTTCATGTTTGTGATAGTTTTTTGCATAAATGCATCTACCTCATTTGGTGGAATTGATCCTACATTAATATAGTGGATACGTTTTTCTGGGGCGCGAGCAATTCTATGAATTAACATCGCATCTTCCATTAACGTATATTGTTTAAATAATTTACGAGCAGGCTCTAAATATGCTCTACCATAAGGTAAGTAATTAGTATCGGCTAATAATCTAAAATGAGCCATTTCATAATTGTCAAAATGTATACCACCATTTTGTTTTTGTTGGTTTGGCATAGTATACATCCCCGAACTTGGGTTAGCTAAACCATCAGGGGAATATAAAAATCTTACATCAGCGGGGTTTTCAGGATTATATCCTTCTTCCCTTGATATATGATAAGCTGTGTAAGGTATAACATTATATACTCCGAACTTCTCTGCTATCTCTAGCTTTAGGAAAAAGTCTCCGTACTTACACATTTGTCTAGTCCATGACCATAAATTAAACTCAATGTTTAATACATCATAGAACAAATTATATAATATTTTTTGTATATCTTCATTTGCACTTCTAATTTGAAGCACTTCACCCATGTCATTTTTTAAAGTAGACTCATCTGCTATAATATCTAAGGCTGAGGCAATAATAGCATCTTGATCCATTGTATCATATTCTGAATATAATTGTGGTCTAAGATATTGGTAGTTCATATTGAACTGCTGACCATATAAAGAAGTTGGGTTGGTAGAATAAATTCTATTATATCTATCTACTAATGAATTAGTTTCTAATTCACCAGTAGCTTGAATTTTACTACTATCGGTTACTTTTAATTGATTACCTCCTACATTACGGATAATTACATCAGTAGAAAATAATCTTTGTAATCTTGAAAATATGCCTTTATCAGCCATTGTATATAATTATTATTATAAATATTACTTTATTAACCAGCTAATATCTTCTTTACCACGAGTTGTATCTACGTGGTAAGGATTATCAGCCCCTCTAGAGAAATATGCCCCTGAATATGCTGTTCTATTAACTGTCATGTTACTTAGTGTTTGTTTTGTTAAATCTATACCCCTTTGTCTGTATTTCAAAGCTGTATCACGAATATACATGGATATTCCAAAAGCCATTACCAAGTCATCATTATACCCAGTTTGAGCCTCTGCTCTTCCATTGCGCCAAATAAATGTTTTCATTTCTTCAATCAATCGTTTTGATTGGATAGTTACACCTTTATCACCTATATATTCTTGGAATTTACCTACTACCATAGGTCGTGTTCTAGATGACATTGTAAAACCAGCTACCATTTTGGAGTGATCCTGATATTTGTCAAAATAAGATTCAGCATTACCCTCTGATCTTTGAGAATAGTATAAATTAGGGTATGCTCTATCTATAGCTACTTGTATTGTAGCCCAACCAATATTAGCGTTTTCAATTACTAACATTGCTTCATTATATTCGGTAGCTATACCTACTAATAAGTGCCCAAATTCTTTTGTACCAATTTGTCCTTTATATTCTGCTACTTGGGTATTACTTTCAATATCAATTACATGAAGAGCAGAATAGTCTTTTCCATCTCCTCGGGCAACATCTGCTACTACCATATAATCTCTTGAATAGTCAGGTGATTCCCAAACCCATAAGTTTTTATCTGCCCCACGTCTTTCTAATGGATCTTTAGCATATGTTTTTTCGTAATATTCTATGTATTCAGGATAGAATACAATATCACCTGAGGTGCTAAAATCACAGTCACATTCTTGGGCCGCCATTCTAGGATCACCTAGTAATTCATCTTGTTTATCTCTCCAAGCTTGGTCTCGTTCTGGGTGGACATGCCAAGGTAACCTAATAGGTAAAAAGTCGTTTTCGCTATTTTCAGCTCGAACCCATGTTTGGTGGAACCAGTTACCAGTACCATAGGGGGTTGATAGGGCTATACACCCCCCACCAGTTGCTAATGTTTGTTGTGCTGAAGCCCATATCTCACCAATATTATCAATAAAAGCGGCCTCATCAATTAGTAGCAAAGATACTGCTTCGGATCTACCTGCATCTGAACTCGCTGAAGTTGCTTTAATTTGTGATCCGTTAGTTAAACGTAGGTTAAGTTTATTATTTTCTGCTGCATCTACTTTAAGCCAGGAGGGTAAATTTTCATACATGAATTTTACCTTGGTAACCATGTTTTTAGCGGTTTCCTGTTTTGTTGCAATACAGAGTATGTTTTTGTCTTTATGGAATAACATTAACCAAAGTGAATAACCTGCGGATAATGTTGAAATACCTAACTGTCTAGATTTTAAGATAATCGAATATGGATTATCTCTCATTAACGTTAGTACTTTCTCTTGGAATGGGTATAAATTAAATTGTATACGACCACGTTGTGGGTGCTGTATATAGCAGTACTTACGCATAAAGTGTACTGGGTCTTTAGCGCATTTTAAATACTCTTGTCGTATTACTTTTTTTAAATCTGCCATTTAATTTAATAATATAGCGGCTCCTAATGCAACTGCTAATCCTGCCCCACCCATTAATTTGGTTTTTAATTTTTGTTTTTTAAGGTCTTGTTGTAACCTTTTATTTAACTCAGATTGGGTAGAAAATTGTTGATCTTTTTTATCAATTATGGCTTGATAATTTAAAACTTGTGTTTTTAAATTTGCAACTAGTTCTCCTTGAGTATTTAACTTATTATTAGTTTCAGTTAAGATAATTTGCATGGTTTCCATTTCTTGGGATAGACCATCAAACTGAATTAAATCTTTTATAACTAATTTAGCTACAGGTTTAGTTAATTGAATCTGTGTGCTGTCCGTAACGCTTTGCGAAAAACTGTTCCAGCTCATCATCACCGAAAAGATCAACAGCATCAAGTTGTTCTTGGGTTTGCTTTTTGATAACATAAATTCTGGTGTTTAATTGTTTTATTTTTTTATCGTATTCAGCTATAGCTGATCCTAAAGAATCTGCCTCTAATTCTAGGACAGCATTTTTTTGGTGTAGAGAATCTACTTTTTTTTCTAATGCTTCTATTTTAGCATTATATTCAGTAGTATAATCTTCTTCTCCTCCCCAAAAAACTACAAATAATAGAGCAAATACCGCTACTATTAATATTATATTAAGTATATTAGACTTTGACATTTCTTATTTTATCATATGCTTTTTTAGCCGCCTGATATTCAGGGGTTAAATCCTTAAGCATGTTTTTTGCTAATTTCTTATTTTTAGGGGATTCAGATGTTTTGAAAAGTTCAAGATGTGTTTTCATCTGAGCTTCAATACGTTTAAAATCTTTAATGATTTTATCTTGTTTAGAGGCTTTAGCTTGAACTGTTTTATCACCGGCGGGAGCATCTTCTTCTTCCTCTTTCATGTCCATTTTAGACATTAAATCAGCTGTTTTTTCTAACTCCTTATTTAATTCTTTTTGGTTTTCTACTTCTTCAGGAGTAGCTTCAGATAAAACATCAATAATTTGTTCTTTGATATAATCTTTTAATTCAGATTTTTTCATTATAGTAGAGTTTTATTATAAATATGACTAAAGACCTGTAAACTTTAATATTTGTTCTATACGTTCCTCTGTACTACCTTTAATTACTTCAATATTATTTATTCTATGCCCATATCTTTTAATTAAAGTAGTAATAGTAAAATCAATTACATCT